GCTCTTTTTCTTTGCAGTAAATGAAGGAGGTGAAAGTTATGGCAGGTAGAGGAAGACCACCAAAACCTACAGCGGTCAAAGAGCTGGAAGGCAATCCAGGAAAAAGACCACTGAATAAGAACGAACCAAAACCAAAACAGATAGCACCCAAGTGCCCGTCATGGCTGGAACCGGATGCTAAGAAAGAATGGAGAAGGCTATCAAAAGAACTGGAAGCCATGGGACTACTGACTCAAGTGGATATGGCAGCCTTTGCCGGGTACTGTCAAGCCTACGCTAGATGGAAAGAAGCAGAGGAATTTATCTCAAAGCATGGATCCATTTTAAAGACCGCTTCAGGATACATTCAGCAGATTCCTCAAGTGTCCATTGCCCAGCAAAACCTTAAACAGATGAGAAACTTCTGTTCAGAGCTTGGGCTAAGCCCATCGGCTAGAAGCAGGCTGAATATCAATAACAGCGGCAACACCATCGAGGGCGATGCCATGGAAGAGCTGCTTTCAAATGTACCAAAGGCCGAGGATATTCTAAAAAAGAGTAAGGACGACTAATTTGAAAGGAGGAGAGGCCAATGCCATTTAGTGAAGCTCATGCGAATCATGCCATAAATTTTATCGAACAACTGAAGCTGACCAAGGGCAAATGGGCCGGTCAGCCTTTTAAGTTACTTCCCTGGGAGAAGGATCTGGTGAGACGTCTCTTTGGAACCTTAAGGGAAGATGGTACCCGCCAGTACCGAACCGCCTATGTGGAGATTGGCAAGAAAAACGGTAAATCGGAGCTAGGCGCAGCCATTGCCCTTTACATGCTTTTAGCTGATGGGGAACCTAATGCTGAAGTGTATGTAGCCGCTTGTGACAGACAACAGGCCAGTATTATTTTCAACACCAGTATGAACTTCGTGGAAGGGAATCCTACCCTATCAAAAGTGACCAATCTGGTAAGGTCCACCAAGCGAATCGTCTATCCAAAGACGGGAAGCTTCTATCAGGTACTAAGTTCCGATGTTAAATCAAAGTCCGGGATCAATGCTTCCTGCGTTATCCTTGATGAGATTTGGACCTATCCGAATCCGGACCTTGCCAAGATGCTGACCACCGGTTCAGGGGATGCCAGAACCCAGCCTCTTTTTTTATACCTCACCACTGCAGGAAATCAACTCTCTGGCTATGGCTGGGAGATGCATCAAAAGGCAAAAGATATATTGGAAGGTAAGAGAGTAGACCCAACATTCCTGGCCATCATCTATGGGCTTGAGGACGATGCGGATATTGAAGATGAAAACAACTGGTATAAGGCCAATCCAAGTCTTGGCCACACCATTTCTATAGAGAGGGTTAGAGAGCACTACAATCAAGTCAAAGACGATCCGGCAGATCTCGCCTTGTTTAAACAGCTGAGGCTAAACATGTGGTTAAAGCAGGAAATCAAATGGATGCCTATGGATAAATGGGACCTTTGTAACTATCCTGTAGACCCGGAAGAGCTGAAAGGGCGAGTCTGCTATGGAGGTCTTGACCTATCCTCAACCAGTGACATCACCGCTTTTGTTTTAGTGTTTCCACCTCTTGAAGAGGGAGATAAGTTTCAAGTGCTCCCATACTTCTGGCTTCCGGAGGAGACCCTACATCAGCGGGTGAAAAGAGACAGCGTTCCCTATGATATTTGGCATAGACAGGGACTTCTAAATCTTACAGAAGGAAACGTGGTCCACTATGGATTCATCGAAAAATTCATCGAGCGTCTTGGTGAGAAATACAACATCAGAGAAATCGTCTATGACCGCTGGGGTGCAACGCAAATGAGTCAGAACCTAGAGGGTATGGGATTTACGGTAGTACCGTTTGGCCAGGGTTTTAAGGATATGTCTCCACCAACTAAGGATCTCATGCGACTCACCTTAAGCAAGCAGATAGCCCATGGCGGTCACCCGGTTCTTCGGTGGATGGCAGATAACATCGTGGTCAGAACGGACCCTGCTGGAAACATCAAGGTGGACAAGGAAAAGTCCTCAGAAAAGATCGATGGTATTGTGGCCATGATCATGGGCCTTGCCAGAGCAACGGTGAATCCACCGGATGATGATGGATCCATTTATGATGAACGCGACATGATCATTTTAGGATAGAAGGGGGTTGAACATAGATTATGGCGAACTTTTTTAAATGGCTCTTTAAGGCGAGGGCAGAACCCACTGATAGTGTCAGCAGCGCACCGAACTTTTATATGGGTCAAAGCATATCGGGGAAAATCGTAAACGAGAGAAGCTCAATGCAAACCACAGCAGTCTTTGCCTGTGTGCGAATCATTGCAGAGACGGTAGCATCTTTACCTCTTCACACTTACAGGTATCAAGGTGACGGAAAAGAAAAGATATACACCCATCCGTTGTATAGGATTTTGCACGATGAACCAAACCCGGAGATGACGTCCTTTACTTTAAGAGAAACCATGATGACCCACCTGCTTCTATGGGGAAACGCCTACTGTCAGATCATTCGAAATGGTAAAGGGGAAGTGGTGCATCTTTATCCCCTGCTTCCCGACAAGATGACGGTGGATCGAGATAAGAATGGCAATCTCTACTACGCTTATAGGAAGGACACCACCACCCATTATCTGGGACCAGAAGATGTTCTTCATGTACCGGGTCTAGGTTTTGATGGGGTCATGGGGTACTCACCGGTTGCCCTTGCGAAAAATGCCATCGGCTTGAACATTGCCGCTGAAGAATATGGCGGTAGGTTCTTTGCCAACAATGCCACACCAAGCGGTATTCTTTCAACTTCAGGAACCATCAAGGACCCATCAAAAGTGAGGGATGCCTGGCAGGCAGCCTATGGAGGAAGTGGAAACAGCAATAAGGTGGCAGTCCTTGAAGATGGGCTTCAGTACCAAGCCATCAGCATGCCCAACTCCGATGCGCAGTTTCTAGAAACGAGAAAGTTTCAGATAGAAGAGATCTGTAGAATCTTTCAAGTGCCACCCCATATGGTGGCGGACCTTAGCAAGAGTTCATTCAGTAACATTGAAAACCAATCCATCAGCTTTGTGGTTCATACCATCAGACCTTGGCTGGTTCGAATAGAGCAGGCAATGAACAAGAAGCTCTTTCTTGAAAAAGAGAAAGGTCAGTGCTTTGTGTCCTTCAATGCTTCGGCACTTATGCGAGGGGATTATAAATCCAGGATGGATGGTTACGCCATCGGTATTCAGAACGGGTTCTTCTCCGTCAATGATGTAAGGCGGATGGAGAACATGGATCCAATATCGGAAGAAGATGGTGGAGATTTGTATCTGGTCAATGGTAATATGCTGCCCCTTAAGATGGCCGGGGCTTATGCAAAGAAAGCCCTGGATGAGTCTGGTGGTGATGAGCCTTGATGATAAGTGTATAACTTGGCCCATTTCTGTGGACAACTACAGATTAGATTTTAAAGTATCAACAGCATTTCTCAAAAACGAGGAGTGCTTTTTTCATGCCTGAAAGGAGGTCGATTAGATGGATAAATTTTGGCGTTGGGTGGTGAATGAAGCCGAGGAGCCTACGGTAAGAACCCTGCATCTTGAAGGGTACATTGCTGAGTCCTCTTGGTTCGATGATGACATCACCCCAAAACAGTTTAAGACAGAGCTTTATGCCAGTGGTCCAGAAACGGATGACATTGTTGTAAAGATACACTCACCAGGTGGAGACACCTTCGCAGCAGCGCAGATTTACAACATGCTGAAGGAGTATCCCGGAAAAGTCAGTGTTCATGTGGATGGTCTAGCAGCCAGTGCCGCTTCTGTCATTGCCATGGCGGGAGATGAGGTGTATGTTTCTCCGCTATCAGTCATCATGATCCATAACCCAGCCATGCTTATTGCTGGTGAAGTGGCGGATCTGCAGGTGGGGATTAACCTACTCAGTGAAGTAAAAGAGAGTATTATCAATGCTTATCAGACAAAGACGGGACTTTCCAGAGCGAAAATCTCACACATGATGGACGCTGAAACCTGGATGAGTGCCCACAAAGCCATCGAGCTGAAGTTTGCTGACAAGATTCTTTATGAATCAGAGACGGTAGATGAAGGTTCCAGTGGCTTTATCTTTGACCAGATGACTGTGACGAATGCTCTTAGAAACAAACTCCCTGGTATTCAAGCGAGGATGAAATACCTCTCGGATAAACAGGGACAGGAGAAAACACCAATACCTGAAGCAGTACCTATAAACAAAGAACCAAATCCAGAACCAAAGCAAGAACCAGTTGAAAAGACACTTATCCCTATTGCCCAGCTGGAAAGACGGCTGGAGCTGATTAAAAATTGGAGGTAATGAATATGAATAAAATTCAAGAACTAAGAGAGAAACGCGCCAAGGTTTGGGAGCAGGCAAAAACGTTCCTTGA